CTTTACATGGGCAGAGGCAGATATTTTGCGTAAGATAATTGGCAAGAAGAGAGACATTAGAGAGTTTGAGCAATTCAAAGAGAAGTTTTTGAAAAATAGTAAGATGGAAAGGGTCATGTCTGAAAAGGTATGGCATGATTTTGAGTTGTCATCTTTATATATGTTCAATAAATCTCATGCGGTAGCATATTCTATGTTGTCGTATCAAACAATGTGGCTGAAACTCAAGTATCCAGTTGAATATATGTGGAGCATGCTTGCAAATGAAAGTAACAAAGAAAAGATTACTGCGTATATTCTTGAAACTCAAAGAATGGGTATTGATATTTTACCTCCTGATGTAAATATATCTGATGAATACTTTACAATTGATGACGGGGGTATTCGATTTGGTTTAACAAACATAGCATCTTGTGGAACGAAGGCTATTGAAGAAATAAAAGAAAAGCGCCCGTTCAACTCATATGAAGAGTTTACTGGAAGATGCAGAAAGAATGCTGTAAATAAAACTGTAGTAGGGAATTTAGACAAGATCGGAGCATTTGAGTCCATCGGTCACGTTTCAGAGTATGAGCATAAAAAGTATTATCTTCCTATTCTTGGATTTCCAATCAAGCAAGAGTTTGATGATGACTTTAGCGACTTTGTGGAAAACTGTGTTGACTTTAATGTTAACGATGCCGACTTGCATGTTGTAAGAGGTGTAATTCGTAATGCAAAGAAGTGGCCTGGGAACATGAGGCTTGAACTTGAGGATGAAACTGGCTCGTTAACTCTATTTGCCGACAGGGATGCTGAAATTTCAAATAGGGATTACATTTATGGTTTAGTTGGAGATAAAGGAATTCATATGCATTGCGATGCCTTCAATTATATGGATAGTGATTTTTATGATTTCATCCAATTGATGCAAAAGGGCGTTGACCACGAACATGGAGAGTTATACAAGCATGGTCTTGGACTGTTTGATGACGAGCGAACTTTGATGTATTGCTTCAACTACAGAGTATTTCAAACTTCGAAGGGAACCAGCATGGCCAACATGTATTGTTGGGACGGGAAGCAGTTGGCGAAGATCGTCGTCTTCCCTAAATTATACAGAGTTTTTGCTCAAATGTTCAAAGAGAAGCAGTGGTATGCTGCTAAACTGGAAGCGATTACTGACAGGCGTGATAGAATTGGAAAACTTGATGGGTATAAACTCAACAATGCCAATTCTATGATTACGCTTCAAAACTATATTGAAAGGAAAAAAATAAATGTTAATAATTGACAAAAGAAGAGGTGACGGTGCGCCTGTAAAGGAGATTATTCCTACACCGAGTATGGGCTTGAACAGAGTCCTAGGTGGAGGATTGTACACAGGGGCAACGCATTTGCTGTGGGGTTCTCCGTCTGCTGGTAAGACAACAATGGCTTACCATATTATGGCGACAGCCCAGGCTATGGGGTACCGTCCGGTGATTGTGGACTCAGAATTTTCATATAATGATGAGTATGCTGCAAAATGCGGTATCAATGTTGACGATATTGTATTGATTCAAGGAACCATTGTAGAGGACATAATCAGAGCTCTCATTGGATATTTAGAACATCCTGTTGAGAAGCATATATTTCTGTTTGATTCTCTGAGTAACATCATTAAGGAAGAGTTCTATGACAAGCCAGAAGGGGGCAGAGCGTTAGGGTTGCAGGCTAGGTCGCAAGGGTACTTCCTCCAAAAGTTGGTTCATCATCTACACAAGGAGCGTAATATTATGATCTTCATTGCGCATCAAACGGTAGACCTTAGTGGGATGTATGCTCAGTTGAAGGCTAAGATGGGGAATGCTGTTCATCACAATATGCATAATATCGTTAGATTGTTCTTGTCCATGTCTGCGAAAGAAATGGAGAGGGATCCTAAGAAGATGATTACGAGCCAAAAGGTTGTTTGGACAGTTGATAAGACGAAGCAGGTTCCCACGATAGGCGCAACAGGACACTATTACATCTTGCCGCAGGCTGGAACGATTGATGAGAATAGAGAGTTGATCGACATGGCTGTTGAAATTGGTGCTATTGAGCGTCGCGGTGCATGGTTTAGTTTTGAAGACAAGAAGTGGAATGGCATGGCTGCTATTGAACTTACTGATGACGATAAAGACAAACTGGGTGTTATGATTAATGCCTAAGCGCACAGAGAAGCAAGAGATCAAACGTGACGGTGCCAAAGGCGTAAAAAATTCAGGCCGCGGCATGAGAAAAGGAGATGCTGAATTGAATGAATTTTTGGTTGATTACAAGCATAATGCTTCAACGTTCACCTTGACGAGGAAGGCATGGAGGAAGATGCAGAAGGATTCTTGGAATGCGGAACATAAATATCCATGTATTTCTGTTGTTTTGGGTGAAGATAGTGACACAAAGGTTGCTATAATAGATTGGGCAGTGTTTATGGAATTGGTTCCGGGAAGTTACTATGAATAGGAAGGGATCGTAATGGAAATAGTTGTAGATATTGATTACTTAGCAGAGCGTATGGGTGATCAGGCAGATGAGTTTATTGAAGTTATGAGAGTGGTAAATGATATTATAGAGAATCCATCAGATTACATAGGGTTCCAAGCAACAAAGTACGCAACGCTGTTGGCAGCGTACAGAACTCAGATGATTATAAAATCACAAGCGTATAAGCGAAGGTCATCTAATATGTCTGAAACGGATAGATTGCGTAATGATATGTGGAAAACCATGTACCAGGCTTTGGAAGAGAATATTAACACGTTGAAACTGTCAGCGAGAAATGGGATGTCGCAATGAAGAGCTTAGATAAATTAAGAAATAAAGTTGAGGTAACTGATCCTGTCACAATTGATAGCGAGGAATTATCTGAACTCCTGGTTAAGTCGATAGACAATCATCTTAATAAGAGGAACACGACAGACCTTAAGAGAGTTGATGGGTTTCATCCGAGTTATACAAACCAGTGTGCAAGGTATTGGGTGTACCTGTTCAGAGGCATTGAGTCGGTTACAGACTTTGCGCCTCAGACATATAGAATTTTTGATAATGGTCATGCTGTTCATGATAGGATATATTCATATTTATCCGGCATGGACATTCTAAAGCATGAAGAGGTACCAGTTACTTTGGATGACCCGCCCATTAGAGGTACTGCCGATGGGGTTATCGAGTTTCATGGTGATAAATTAATTGAATTGAAGTCAATATCGGATGCGGGGTTCTCGTATAGAAAGATATATGACAAGCCCAAGGATGACCATGTGCGACAGGCGCAAATATATTTACGCTGTTTGAATTTGGATAGCGGTTTTGTTATCTATGAAAATAAAAATAATCAAGAGTTATTACCTATATATATTGAAAAAGATGACACGTTCATTGATAAACTATTTACGAAATACCGTAAGATATATGATGCCTTTCTTAATGATAAACTGCCAACTAGACCTTATAAAAGTATAGCGTCTAAGCAGTGTACATCATGTAATGTCAGAGAATTTTGTTGGTCGGATGAGGATGCAGGAACGAAAATCTAAAGTCTGCGCAAATGATAAATGTTCCAACGAGTTCACACCTCGAGTGTATAATGCTATCTATTGCTCAACAGCGTGCCGTAGGATAGTAACGAATAAGAAGATATTAGAACGTTATCACGAAAAGAAGGCTGCTAGGGACAGAGTGCGTTTTTGTGAAATTGATGGGTGTACGGCAAAATTGTCTAGATACAATCTAGAAGATCTTTGTGAATCATGTAAGAGAGAGCGTTATATTATGCGCCTGGTTGGCTGGGGTTGGGATGAGAAGAAGTTACGCGAGGAGATGTCTTTGTGAAAACGCTAGGTAAACTTATGGACTACCAAATAATGTCTATAGATCCGTCTACCGTAGCGTTGGCCTATTCCGTAATAGGCTCCGATAATAGAATACTTGACGTTGGGAAAATAGATTTGTCTTCAACAAAAAGTATTCATGAGAAGTTACATATTATAACGACTTCGTTGCCGGTGGTTATGAAAAAGTGGAATGTCAAATATACGGTGATTGAAGAAGCTGTGTTCATTCAGAACTTTAAGACGAGCAGATTGATTTCGTACATCATTGGTCATACGATGGGGGTGATGTACCAGCATTGCAAATTCATAGCGGAGGCTAACCCTATTGTTTGGAAGCGTGGTATTGGATACAGCAATGTCACCAAGGCCGAGAAGGATAGGTGGGAGAAAGAGATTGGTGCAAAGGAAGCAAAGAAGAAGGCTGCCTTTGAAAGAAAGGATCGGGTGAGGCAAATATTAGTAACAAATCTTGGGAAAGATTTTCAGGAATCTAGGTATGATTCCGATGAAATTGACGCCATCGCAATCGGGGTCTGGTATAATGGGGTAGTGAAGGCGAGGTGATGTTTCGATG